CTGAAGTACCGAATGAACCTGAGAAACCTGTTCGACAAACAGAGCTCGAGAAACAGGTCGCGCCAAATCGGAGCGCGAACTCTGTGAAGACGCCAACCAGTCCAAATGGCAAGATCTATTCCAGTAAGGATATGGATAATGCTTGGGTAAAGGTAAGGAATCTTAACACACGAGGAAAGTACGAAGATGCGGCAAAACTTGAAGCAGAACTGACGACTGCATATATGGAAAATCGCGTACGCGCCTAACGTGCTAACGCGTTAACTTGAAAGCAGCCGTCTTAACAACTTAATTAAGGAGGCCCAACATGGCTGCTGTATTCCCCGTCGTAGGCTCAGGCTCATTCGACACAAATCCAAGTTACTCTGGGACATTTATCCCCCAGTTATGGAGTAACAAACTTAACGCAAAATTTTATGCGAATACCATGATGACTGAAATCGCTAACACTTCTTGGGAAGGCGAAATCAAAAATCAGGGTGACACAATAACCATCCGAACTGCACCATCAATTACTATCAATGATTACGCAGGTGCGGGTACAACACTAACTAACGAAGTTCCAGTACCAGTGACTGTTGATATGCAAATCGACAAAGGTAAATACTTCTCTGTTCAGGTCAATGATGTGCTAGCACACCAAGCTGACATGGACTTAATGAACATGTTTACTGACGATGCTGCAAAACAGTTAAAAATTGCTATCGAGAACGAAGTGTTCTTTCAGTATTTTGTAACTGCTGGTGCGGCTGCTGCAAACAAAGGTGCTACAGCGGGTGCGCTTTCTAGTTCCTACAATTTAGGTACTGATACTACTCCTGTTGATCAGGCAACTCCGGCAAATATTTTAAAAACTATTCTTAAAATGTCTGCTGCCCTTGATGAGCAGAATGTTCCAGAAGACGGACGTTGGTTACTTATCACTCCGCATGATCGTCAATTGTTGATGCAAACTGATATTGCTCAGGCGTACTTTACTGGAGATCAATCCAGCATTGTTCGAACAGGTAAAATTGGTATGCTAGATAGATTTACTGTTTACGTATCTAACCTGCTTCCAAAAGGGCAAGCTGGTAAGGCACTTGTTGCAGGTCTATCAGCAACATCAAGTGGCGCTTCAGTATCTAATGCTAAAGCACGACGAATGATGGTAGCAGGAACTTCTGATGCTTGTGCATTCGCTTCACAAATCAGCAAAACCGAACCTCTACGTAACCAAACTGATTTTGGGGACATTGTTAGAGGCTTGGCAGTGTACGGGCGCAAAGTCGTTAAAAACGAAGCACTTTGTACTGCTATAGTAGGTTCAGCATCCTAATAACCAAGGGGGGCTTAGCGGCCCCCCACTCTATTGGAGATTGCAATGAATATATACGAACTACTTGAAAAACACGGCGGAGAAATTGTTAGCAATAAAGCAGTAATTGTACTCGATGGAGAACCAATTGAAGTTGGTGGCATCGTTGACAATGAATTTCAGCTTAATGAAAAAGGGCTAGAACTGGCTGGAGCTAATCAAGATTCTAAACCCGAAAAGAAAGTACGTGCGCGTAACGAAGACGGGACTTTAAAAGGTGATGATCCTTCTACCCCTAACATAAATGAAGCTTGGGAAAATGGCGACGTTTAAAGTAATAGATATAATTTCACGCGTTGAATCCGTCTTGCAAGACGCAGGGGTACGTTGGCCCCGCGTTGAACTTCAAAGTTGGATAAACGAGTCCTATTTAAGCATTGTTCTTTTAAGACCTGATGCAAACGCAAAATGCGCAACATTCACATGTGCAGCTGGGACAAAACAAGAGTTAACTGCATCAAGCGGGGGATTCCCTTCAGCCCTACGTTTGTTGGATATAACTCGAAATGTTAAAACTGGGTCGCTTAAAAAAGTGGTCAGAGTTGTTGATCGAGCTGTTCTAGATGATCAACGTCCCAGTTGGCACACTGAGACACAGACAGATAACATTCAGCACTATACATATGACCCCAGGATACCAAAAGAGTTTTATGTATACCCACCAGCTACGTCATCAGCCCAATTGGAAGTTATCTATACTGATGCTCCTGGGGCACATACTTTGACAGAAAGTCAGTTAGATCCAGCAAATAATAACACCACGGTAATATTATTAGATGATATTTACTTAAGCCCGATCACCGATTGGGTATTATACCGTGCGTATTCAAAAGATGCAGAATATGGGCAAAATGAAGCCAGGGCTTTAGCTTCGTATCAGGCTTTTAATGCTGCGATTGGCGTTAAAACACAGGCAGATGCGGCGGTTACTCCCACAACAGGAAGGGCGGTGGCATAATGGCAACGGTTCTCTGGGATAAACTCTACCCTTACATACAACCTTATGTGCCAGGATGTCCTGAAATTGTAATGGAGTCTCATTTACAAGAGGCTGCAGCAAAATTTCTTCAGCGCAGTGAGATCTGGCGATTTGACATAGAAAAAGACTTTGCTGTTAAAAATGTTGCAGACTATGCTATTTTTCTTCCTTCTAGCGAGGCGGTTTTAGAAAATATCTATGAAATTGTTCTAGACGGGCGGGTTATTCCTCGTGTTACCGAAAGGCATTTAACTTCTATAAACTACACTGACTTAGGAGCGCCCTGCCATTATAGTATTTACCAAGATGCTTCTATAAAATTTTACCCAACTCCTGACAAAAAATATGAGTTTACGGGCTCAGGTGTTCTTAAAACAAAACTTACCGCGACAGGTATAGAAGATTGGATCTTTGAAACCTACGGGCGATGTATAGCGTACGGTGCAATTGGGATGTTGGCTTCTGTTCCTAACAAAGAATGGACAAGTCCTGAGCTGTCAATTTACTACCAAAATGAATTTAGAAAAGATGCGGATGCGGCCAAACGACGAGATTACCGTCGTGTAGGTATGCGTGTTCGCGGCCCAAGTTTCACTGGAACAAGAAGGGTGGCATACAGATGAGCACTTCATTCAATTACGTTCAAGGCGATACGGGCCCTCAAATTAAACTTACATTTACCGATGAAGATACTAGCACAGCCTCTGACTTAACAGGAGCAACAGTCACACTTCATTTTAGAGCCGCAGGCGAGACAACTGTTTTATTTTCTAGGGCAGCTTATATAAACCCAGATACCGCGAATACAGGGATTGCAGTCATTCAATGGCAGACTAATGACCTAAACCAAGAGCCTGGCACATACGAAGGTGAAATTGAAATTGTTCGGTCTACCGGTCTGAGAGAGACAATTTTTGAAATTCTTAAGTTTAGAATACGAGAGGATTTTGCATGAAGCTAAAATCAGCAGTATTTTTAAACGCACTTAGTACAGCTTTCACGCATCTTAAAACTAAGATGACTCCGGCTCAGCTTGCAAAACTAAAGTTAACAGTCGAGCAAGGAAATTTTCTACTATTTAGTGAGCTTGCTAGCACTGTGGCGGCTGCTGACGGTGTCGGCAGTGTTGATGGCGCTTTATTGCATTTCTTTAAAACACTTACCGATAGTGCGGCTCTAGCTGAAGAAGCGGTTTTGGCTTTTAACAAAGGACTATCTGAAACGATTGGTGTAGCTGAAGCAAATATTATTTCTTATGAAAAACCTCTTGCTGACACAGCTGCTGTCACAGAGGTAGTTTCTAAAGCGTTTCCTAAAGCGTTTGCAGATAGTTTTTCAGTTGCCGAAGATGCGGCCTCTCTTGGGCTAGGTAAAATTTTTAGTGAAACACCATCAATGACTGATGTTTTAAGACCATCAGTAGGTAAAGGTTTGAGTGAAACACCTGCTTTTACAGATGCAATTACTGCTAGAGCCCTTACAAAAGCGCTTGCTAATAGTATTAACGTAACAGACGATGTAGACGGTGAAGCGTCAATACTAGACGACCAAGAAATGCAGTTTGTAAAAAATACTATAAATGTTGCAACTGTTACAGAAGCTATTCTTATAGCGACGACGTTTAACAGAGCATTTGCCGATAGTTTTGGAGTAACCGATGGAGACGTTTTAAACTTTGGAAAACGACCATCAGATACGACCTCGATGACCGACGCGGGGTCTTTAAGGAGTCAGGGTTATTGTGACTTCACATATTTTCAGGAAGCCTATGTCGGCGCTTCTCGAA